AACGCAGGCTAAGGCAACGTTGGCTAGCTGGTTCAAGAATCCACCAGCATCTTTGGTTCAAACTGCAGTGCGCAAGGAGAGAGGGCCATACGTTCGAGCCAAATGCTTGACTTAGTAAAACACTTAGCTTAGTATTTGTTGAATTGGGAGAAATCCCGCAAAAATTTAATCGACTCAGTTATCTGATTGCAACTCGTTAGCGGCAGTGGATGGCAGGCGTCGAACGTTACTTTATGTTTCGTTCCACGCTGGCATCACCAGCCGCTATTTTCGTTTGGTATGCCAGCAATTTGCAAAGGCAAACCAGATGAATTTGAAAAAACTGATCGCTGCAAAGCGTGCCGAAATCTCGAACCTTGTTGCAGAAGTCGAAGCAATCGACAACATCACAACTAAGGAAAACCGAGTTGAGACAGCCGAAGAAAAGGCACGTCTAGAAGCAATCACAGCCAAGGGCGGGTTGCTTGACCAGCTTGGCGAAGAAGTTTCCACAATGGAACAGCGTCTAGCAGTTCTAGACCGTGCGACAGCTCGTATGTCTCCAAGACTCGATGAGCATATAGAAAACTCTCACCACGGTTTCAGCGAACCAGAACGAATTATTCGAGTGCCAGCAAGAGCACGCGGAGGAAACCGTCTGACAGCGTTCAAAGGTGTCAACGCAGAAGCTGACGCTTACGCTTCCGGTCGATTCTTGATGGCAACCATCGGCGGCGATCAGGCTTCACGTCAATGGTGCCGTGAGCATGGTGTAGTCACTAACGCAATGGGCGAGAATAACGACTTGCTCGGCGGTGTTTTGGTTATTCCGCAGTTCGAATCAGCAATCATCAACCTAAAGGAAACGTTTGGCGTTTTCGGTCAGTACGTTCGAAACGTTCCAATGACTTCGGATCAGTGGATTGGTCCTCGTCGGTTAAGTGGTCTTACCGCTTACGCTGTTACCGAAGCTCAGCAAATCACCGATTCCGATGCCACGATGAATCAGGTCAGCTTGACCGCTAAGAAGTGGGGCACGTTGACACGAATCAGCAGCGAACTAAGCGAAGATGCAATCATCGCTGTAGCTGACTTCCTCGCGAATGAAATTGCTTACGCACACGCGGTGAAAGAAGACCAAGCTGGTTTCCTAGGAGATGGCACGACAACCCACAACGGAATTGTTGGTGTTGCTAATGCGTTGCTTGCTGGTTCAGTTGCGACCGCAGCAGCTTCGCAAAACACAGCAGCCAGCTTAACAATTGCAGTCTTCCAAGATGCCGTTTCTAAGATTCCGCAATTCCCAGGTATCCAGCCACGTTGGTTTGTTCATAGTGCCGTTTACTGGAACGTCATGGCACGCTTACAGCTTGCAGCAGGTGGAAACAATGTTTCCGATCTCGGCAACGGTCCTGTAATGCAGTTCATGGGTTACCCAGTGACTTTTGCACAATGCTTGCCAGCAACAGTAGGAGCCTCAACGAAGTTCGCTTACTTTGGTGACCTGTCTATGGCAGCAACCAAGGGCAATCGACGTGGGGTGACAATAGCAGCGGACTCTTCTCGATACTTCGAATTCGATCAAACTGCTATTAGATCGACTTTACGATACGACATAGCTGTACATGAACGTGGAACGGCTTCCGTCGCTGGTCCAATGGTGTCGCTCGTTTCTGCTTCCTAATTGGTAGCGGTTCAATTCTTTTGAAAAACAAAAAATAGGAAACAAAACATGAATTTGATGCAACAGGCTAAATACGTCAGGGCGATCAGCCCTGCGGCAATTATAAACAACGCAAGTGCTGCGCAAGTCGTGATTGACGCAAGAGACTTCGATTACTGCACGATTGTCGTGCAGCTCGGAGCAACTGACATTGCTTTGACAGCACTGAAGGTCGAGTCTTCAACGACAAGCGGTGGTGTTTACGCAGATATCACTGGAGCGACTTTTGCCGGTGGAACTTCACCAGACGGAACTACGCTTGCTTTGCCATCTGCGACTGATGACAGCCAGACATGCGTTTTTCAAATCGACATGCGAGGGAAGAATCCGTTTCTTCGAGTGGTTGCGACGTTCGGTAGCGGTTCGACAGGTGGATTCATTGCTGCGGTTGCAATCTTGACGAAAGCACACCTCTCTCCAGCAACATCCGCAACGATGGCGGATGGCGACGTTTGCCGAGTCCTCTAATGGATTTGGTTTTACTGCAAATGTGGAATGGCCTGCCAGTCGGTTTTCGGCTGGTAGGCGTCCAGGCAGGGCAAGCGGAAATCATGATTCAACGCGGAATCGCGTCAGAATCAACTGATGATCGAGAACAGAAACAGCGTCAGAAACCGCGAAAGCAAAAGTGAACAACTACCGTCCTACCTTGCTGACTGGTCCAACTATAGAGCCAGTACTTTTAGATCAAGTGAAAGAATGCGTGGAAATCGCACTTGGCGATCCGTCGCACGATTCTCATTTACTTGATCTAATCTCGCAAGCTAGGCAAGAAGTTGAGAGCGATTGCGACATTGCTATATGTCCACAAACGTGGGAGCTAAAAACCGATGCGATGATAGACGGCTTGCAGCTTCACAAGTCACCAGTTCAGTCGATAACATCGATCGAGTATTACGACACCAACGGATTGCTGACAACTCTTCCAACTACGATTTACGGTTTGGATGTTGCGAACAGGAAAATACAACTTAAATACAATGAGCTTTGGCCTGTCGCCCAGGCACGTTGGGACGCTTGGAGGATAGTTTACGTTTGCGGCTACAGCAACGTTCCTGCAATTGTGCAAAAAGCTGTTTTGCTCTTGGTGGAAAATTACTTTCTGGCTCGCGACCCTCACAAAGAGTCTGAATTTCGTTCCTACGGTCGTTTGATTAGTAAACTGCAACGGAGTACATATCCGTGAGCAACGCAGCGAACAAACGGCACAGAATAGACTTCGAAACACCCGTAGAGACGCAGGACGCAACAGGAGAATCTCGAATCGAATGGACTAACTTTCGGTGTGGTGAGCCTGCGGAGTTTACGTCGTTGAGTGGTATTGAAACGATTCGCGGAAGACAGCTTGAAGCACAGACGAAAGCGATATTCAAAGTCAACAGCCGGGAAGGCTACACGACCAAGATGCGGATCCTATTCGAAGGACGTATTTACGGAATTACGCACATCAACCCAATTGGTGTTATGCGGCGAGAACTAGAAATACTGGTGACCACAACAGCATGACACTAGAAATACAAATCAATTTTGACGAAGCACAGATTCAGAAGCTTTTGAAAATTCCTCTATTGATGAGGATTGGACCAGCGGAAAGAGTCTTGAAGGCAATGGCAAAGCCAGTGATAGAACGAGCCAAGTCTATTGCACCAAGCTCCAGACGAAGCGGAACGAGAAAGAAGTGGAGTAAGAAATACAAAGACAACGCTGCTTACCAAGAGGACTCAGGCAAGTACATCGGCATGAAGTTCATCAAAACCGAACGCGGTGGATTGATGATCGTCGGAGGTAAGTATCCACGAGCCAACAAACAGAACTACGAAGCAGGCGACAAGCGAAAAATAGTCTACTGGGGGAAAAAGACGAGCAAGGTTAAACGAATTAACCCCAGCGAAAGATTCATGCAAAAAGCCTTTGACGAGACTAGAACACAACAAATCACAGCAGGCAACGAACAGCTCGCGAAAGAAATAAAGGAACTTGGCAATGGCTAAGAATTTACGAATTGGCAACGTCACAATCGCAACCAGTGGAACAGTATCGACAACGCTTTCTTTAGAAAACAATCGCATACCTGTAGCAATCGTTACGCCAGCGGCACTAACTGGAACGGCAATCACGTTCAACGTGTCCGACAACGGTTCCACATTCACTCCATTGTACTACGAATCGACGCTTTACTCGCTTACAACTTCGACAAGCAGACACCATGCATTGAATCGAATTGCGTTTGAGGGTGTCAAGTTTTTGCAGGTCGTTAGCGGGTCAGCAGAAGCAGCAAGCAGAACAATTAAGGTAATTAGCGGCGAATAATGGCAAGCGACGTTGGCAAGGCACTACGAACGAGATTGCTTCAAGATGCAACCCTGACAGGGCTTATTGGGACACGCTTTTATCCTGACGTTATCCCACAAGGTGCTGCATTGCCTGCCGTCAGCTACTACAAGATTTCGACGCTACGCGAACACACGCTACTTGACTGCATGAGGCTTGCACACTCTCGAATCCAAGTTGATTGCTATGCGGAAAAAGCAAACGGTGGCAGAGATAAAGCGAACGATATAGCACATGCTATCCGCAACTCTGGCATCTGTGCTTTTCGAGGGACTGTTGAAGGAATTGCAATCCAAGCTGTCGAGATCGACAGCGGAGACTACTACGACAACGATCCTCCAACGGATGGCAATCAGCAGCATCGTTACATTACTTCTTTCGATTTCATGGTTCACTATTTGGAGGCCGCATAATGCCAGCTTTAACATCACCAGCAGTAGGAAACGGAACCACGGTTTCCGGTTTGGGCCAAACGACTTTCGTCAAGAAAGTCACCGGAGCCAAAGAGAAGATTGGGACGTTTGACACGACCGATCTTTCCACTACTGCGTACAAGACTCTTGAAAAGCAAGACCTGGCCGATAACCCAGTGGTGACAGTCGAATGTTATCACATTGGGCAGGCTATTTCTTTAGGATCTGTTGGTACGTTCACTATCACCTATCCTGCGGCTGGTTCGTTTTCTGGAACTGCGATCGTAACAGCGGTCAACTATCCAGACGCGGAAAGCGGCACTGCAATGATGTGCAGCTACGAAATTACTTTCGACGGCATGACAGGACCAGCGTTTACTGCTGCATAATCGAATGAAAGTTGAACTACAGCAGCATAGCGGTATTCGATACGACGGCGAGACTGTCGTATTCGATCAATGGCAAGTCTTTGCGACAGGTGCTAACGGTAACCGGGTTCTTGTCGGTTATTTATCGCACGACGAAGAGATTCCATTGATGCTGGTAACCAATCAACCAGTCAATATAGTTCGCGAGCTTGTAACCAAGTGCGAAGCGATCACCAAGCGAACTGTTTTGCCTCCAATGGAAATTGTAGAGCCTCCAGAGATCGACAATTCCGCAGGTGAAGACGACTACACAGACGACGAAGAGGACGACCAGGATAATGATTAGCCGCGATAAGTTTTTAGCACTCAAAGCGAAGCGATACTTGGACGTAAAGGTACTTGGAGAAGAGTACCGAATCCAAAGCATGAGCGAAGCGGAAAAGGCAGACTACGAAATCAAGTTGCAAGACAAAAAAGCAGGCATGAGTTTCAAGAAAGCTCGTGCTTTGTTCCTTTGTCGTGTGCTTGTCGATTCGACAGGTGACAGACTGCTACTTGATTCCGATTGCGATGCAGTCATGTCAATGGATGGAAAGATTACATCAGCATTGTACGGCGTTGCTCAGGATCATTGCGGATACGACGAAGGAGACATTGAGGAGCTTGTAAAAAACTCCGAACCGGCAGCAGGCTAAGGCTTGCTGCCAGACTTTGCTTTGCTTGGGGTATTGCAGACGTTCAGGCATGGCTGGAGACAGTGCCAAGTCATGTTTTGGACTTCTGGATGGCTTTCGATGCAGTTGAGCCAATTGGAGAAGCGTGGAAGCAATCAGCGCAAACACAATGCTTACTGGAAAGACAAATCGAACTAGAGGCAATGAAGGTTGGAGCGAAGTTTGAGCCTAGCACGTTTGAACGACACATGCCAGCTAGATACTTTCCAGAACCGCAACGTCAAAAGACGAAGCGGACGAAGAAGACGACGAAAACAGAGTTTGAATCACTCGGAGCCACTTTGGGGCTAGGAGCAGTAGTCAGAGCAAATGGCAACAACAATAAATCTGGCTAACATCGCACTCGGTTTCGATGCGTCGAAGATTACTCGCGGAGTCGATCTTTCTGCCGGTGAACTTAGAAAACTTGGTCGGATAGTACAAGACTCAGTTACGCCTATCGATCGATACAACCGAGACATTGCGATATTGGAGCGTGCACATAACGCAGGTGCATTGTCCGCGAAAAGGCATGCGGAAGCCTTAGAACATCTAAACCAAAAGTACAAGCAAACACCACAGCAAAAAACCAATCCGATGGTTGCTGATTTAAAGAGCACTCTTGCACAATACGCAGGACTTGCGGTTGCGTTCCGTGGCATCCAGACGAGCATGTCGTTAGCCGCTACGGCAGAAAGCAACAAGATATCGCTAGAAGTACTGACAGGCTCAGCCGAAAAAGCAAGATTTCTTTTCGAAGGATTCATCGCTTTAGATCGATCTTCTCCGCTAAGTCGGCAAGACTTTTCCAAAGCAGCACAAACTTTAGTAGGGTACGGACTGGCCGCAGAACAAACCATGCCAGCACTGCGAGCGCTGAGCGAAGTTTCTATTGGTAATGCCGATCGATTTCAATCGCTTGCGTTGGCGTTCGGGCAGGTGCAAGCTAACGGAAGGCTGATGGGGCAAGAAGTCTTGCAGATGGTGAACGCAGGATTCAACCCGCTTCAGGAAATCAGCCGAACGACTGGTACCAGTATGCTTGAATTGAAAAAGCAAATGGAGAACGGCGCGATATCGTCAGAGATGGTTTCCGATGCTTTTAAGTCTGCCACCTCCGAAGGTGGTCGATTCTTTGAAATGAATGAGCGGCTGAAGAATAGTGCAGCCGGGCAATATGCCAAGATGAAGTCAGATGTGGAGTTGCTAGCAACTGAGATTGGGACGAACCTCCTGCCAGCGGCTAAATCGTTGATGGAGATCATGAACGCTGGAGCGAATAGCAAAGGGCAAGGTGGTTTACTTGCAGGTATTGCGACTAACTTTTCCGCTGGTATTGAAGGCATGGTTGCTGTTGCGTCAGATGCGATTACCAACCTTGACGAAAATTCTGTTGGAACAAAATTCGACGACTTTTTGGCTAGGTTAGGAAAGCAGGAAGGCGACAGGCAAATGGAAGCTCTGAAGCACGTTCTAACACCAGCCGAGCAGTTGATTCGTGAAAAGAACATGGCAGCCAAAGCAGACACGGAACGCAAAGAACTACAGCGAATTGCCAACGAAGAAAAAGCAAAGCAAAGTGCTTTAGATCTGTACACGAAAGAACAACAAGAGCTTCAGCGAAAGCTAGACATTTTGCAACTCGGTACGGCAGAAGTCGAGTACCAAGAGAACTTGAAAAAAGGACTTAGTGAACAACAAGCTAGCGAGCTGCGAGACTTGCAAGAAAAGCTTGAACTTGAAAAGAGCATTACAGAGGATGCGGAAAAACGCAAAAAGTTAGATTCGCAAACGAAGGATCGTATTCGTAACGCTGAAAAAGACTTCGACAAACTCAAGTCTGATTTGAAGAACGACAATCCAAACAACATAGCCGCAGCGGTTGCCCCAGCGTTGAGAGCCGGTAGCGTTGAGGCGTATCGGTTCCTAATGAACCAACGCAACGAAGCCGCAGAGATTGCACAAGAGCAAGCAGAGATCGCACGCGAGCAGCTAGTGGTTCAACAACAGCAACTAGAAGCCTTTCAAAGCTCGCAGATGATCGGAATAGCAGGGAGGACAGCTTAATGCCAAGCGAAATTGTAAACAGCCAGGAAAGACGCGAAGGTTCTGGAGCGATCGCGAT